ATCTTTTTATTTGTGCAGGCGTCGTAAGGCATTGGAATGACGTACCAACAATAAATAATCAGAAAGTGTTGGTAAAATGAAGACGTTTCAGCAATTTATGGAACAACATCCTACGATGCAACCAAACGAGTACAATAAACAAGTTGCTAGACAGTCAGCACGTTGGAAGGGAATGCAAATACGTCAATCTCATGGAGAAATTGAACACGAAGCAGGTGCTGAACTATCAGCAAAGAAAACACGATTGAAAGCAATCATGTCTCGTTGATAATTACTGAGGCTTCCAAAGTGTCTCTATAATGTAAGCAACTCACAAATTATGGACTGCTTTGACGATATTCAAATCGAAGAGTTTTCCTCTTTCGACTTCGTTGAAGAGATGAATGAACCTCTCTTTGATGAAGAGAGTGATGAAAAGTCTTTTCAAGCATTTCTAAACTCTAACCGCGACTTCTGATCCTTTATATCATTCAAACAATGACTGAAACTGTTAACGTGCTTCCTCATCTGAAAGAACTGAAAGATGCTTGGCGTCGTCAAGATTTTAAACTCAGTAAAGAACAACAGGAAGAATACGATCTTTTGATTACTGCCCGCCGTGAACGAGTTCGCTACTTTTATGATAATGGACTTGTTTCTAAAGGTGGCAAATCAAAGGAAGATGCTATCTAAATATTAAAAAGAGTGTTTAGATAAAGATGAAAACCTTTCAGGAGTTCGTTTCGGAAGCATACGACGCTAGCGTTATGAGTTCTTCTCAAATTAGAAGAACTGGTGAAGGTGGACGTATTGGTGCAGAGCGTAAAAAGTCAACTCCTGAAAGACGCCGCATGAAAGCAGTCGGCGGTGGTAAAGTGGAACCCGTAGAATACAAACCACGCAAGGATATTGGTGCTCAAAGACAAACATCCACGAGAGTTCAACAACCAGAGAAAGAGCGTGGAAGTGCTGATGTAAAAGCAAAGGCAGCAGAAGCAGCAAAAGCAGAAAGAAAGAAAGCAGCATTAGCGAGAATTGCTGCTAAGAAAACAGGTGGATCTGCAACAACAGAGAAACCAAAAGCAAAAGAAGTTGCGAAAATCGCATCCAAACTACTTTCTAAGAAAGCAGAACCTAAAGCAGCAGCACCTGGATATAAACCAGCAAAAGCGAGTGGATATACTAGATCTGAAAGACAGAAGTTAATGAGAGCTGGTGAAGCAGAATTGGAAAGAAGAGTGAGACAATCAGAAGCAGAGAAGCAAGGCAAGAAACCAAGTGAAGTTAAACTTAAGAATCTTAAAAAGTCTTGGAGTTAATTACTGAGGCTTCTAAAGTGTTGTAGTAGTATAAGCACGACACGCATACAATGCTCTGGCAAGATCGCAACGGTAACTGGTTCAGCACTCATTCGATGACTGATATTAAGATCGAACAAGCAATCATCGAAGCAAACGCTAACAAAGTCTGGGAAGAAGGTGAGCGTTCTGGTGATTGGTTGTTTGATGAATTGTTTGGCGGTTGATAAACTGCTCCAGCACCCTTCACAATCGCCTGGAAGGGTGCTATAATCTCTTTTAGATACTAAACCACCTGAAACACTGTAATTCGTAATGATTACCCTTCGTCCTCATCAAGAACGTGCTGTTGCCGCTATGCAGAAGCACAACAAAGGACAAGTGATTGTTCCTACTGGCGGCGGCAAGACTCTCAAGATGATCTATGATTGTCTGCGCGAGTTGCAGTCTGAAACTCCTCAGACTATTGTTGTTGTTGCTCCTCGCATCTTGCTTGCTGAGCAACTCTCTTCTGAGTTTTTGGAGTTTATCACCAATGCTGAGGTGTTGCACGTTCACAGTGGTGAAACCCATCATGAATCTTCTACTCGTCCTGCCACTATTTGTCAGTGGGTGGAGAGCAACAACTCCCGTCATAAGTTGATCTTCACTACCTATAACTCTCTACAGCGTCTGGTTGATGCTGAGATTGATGTGGATACGATCTACTTTGATGAGGCACATAACAGCGTTCAGCGTCACTTCTTCCCTCCAACTGAGCACTTTGCTTCTAATGCTAATCGTTGCTACTTCTTTACTGCGACGCCAAAACATTCTCTCAGTGTGTTCAAACCAGGCATGAATCTGCCTGAGGTTTATGGACAAGTTATCTGTCAAGTTCCTGCCCCTGAATTGGTGAATCAAGGCTACATATTGCCCCCTAAAGTTGTCGTGAAGCAACTTGCGATGGTGCAAGACAAGCAGATGATCTTTGAGCGTGATGCTGACAATCTGCTGGAAACTATTGATGAGCAGAGTATCAAGAAGATTCTAGTTTGTGCTCGCACCACCAAACAAATCATCGGTTTGGTATCAGAATCTGATTTCTGTTCGCAACTGCAACAACGTGGATATTCGTGGATGTTGATTACATCCAAGACTGGCGCAGTGATTGACGGTAAGAAGGTGAATCGTGAGGTGTTCTTTGACACTCTCAATGCGTGGGGCAAAGACTCATCTAAGAAGTTTGTTGTGATTCATCATAGCATCCTCTCTGAAGGTATCAATGTGTCTGGATTGGAAGCGGTTCTGTTTATGCGTAACATGGACTACATTGGCATCTCTCAGACTATCGGACGTGTGATCCGTTTGGGTGACGAATCCAAGAAGTTTGGTTTGGTTTGTGTTCCCGTCTATGATAAAGTTGGGATCAATACTGCTCGCTCTGTGCAGGCAGTTGTTGATACTATCTTCGAGAGGGGCGAACCAGCGGTGTCGGTGGTGAGGCGTTGAGTCTCACCCTAGACTCATGTGGTGGACAGGGTTGAAAACCTGATTTTTCTGCAATTCTACTGTAAAGGTGCTATGAGTCATCCTCTGCAGTCAAATCAACGATTTTTCTCAAAGTGTAATTATGGGGCTTGACATCCCCACCCAAAGCTGTTAAATTAAGTACATCAGTTTAGAACTCTAGTTCACACAAACTGATACAAAGTCAACTTGTCTACCTAGTAAAAATTATGTCTCAAATCATTTCCTTTTACACGAATAGTGTAACAAATTGGAGTGCGGTTCTTTGCAATCCTACTTTCAAGTCTCTGTCTGCTCCTGTATTCGATTGTGCAGAATATGAAGGTATTGAAGTAAAAAACTGGTTAAATCTTAATATTCAACAACCAGCAAACAAAGCCCGTGCTGGTGGTGTTGATACGAACAACATTAACGGACTCATTTCTGAACTTCAGGTGGGATATCGTGTTACTGAGTTGCCTCCTATTCTGATGATTCTTCCTAATGGTGAGGAAGAAGTGTGGGATGGATATAATCGTTATAATGCTTGTTATGAACTTGGTATCACTGATTATCCGTTCATTGTTTATCGCTTGAAAGAAGAATGGGCAAATCGTGTAGATGATGCCTATGATATTATCTCTCTTGGTGCTAACAATCACACTGTAGCAAAGCGTCACACTATCAACGATTTTGTGAATCGTGGCGTATGTTATGTCAAGCGCAATGGTAGCACATCTTCTAAAGATGAGATCAAAACTTGGGTGGATTCGATTAGTCACTCATTCACACCTAAGCAAGTGAGTGACATCGTAGATAAAATCTATCAGCAAACTACTATTGCTGTGAATATCGCTCCTTATGTTCATCCAAAAAACGCACAGCAAAAAGTAGCTGAAATTGTACAAACTGGTTCGTCTACCAATCCTGTCATCATTTGCTGCAAAGAGAATACCTACATTGAACGTGGTTTTCTTCAGATTATGAAGAACTTTGTTGAGAGCGACATCAAAGAAACTGATGTGGTGACTTATACCAAAGGTTGCGAAACTGCAGAAGATGTGATCAAGCAACGTGAGGATGCTGTTAAGTATTTGAACAAACTTGATGCTCTTGTTGTTCAGTACGTTACTAAACGGTTGACTACACAATCATCTGCCTATTCTGTTGCTGGTTCTCTACCTCAACTGCTTGGTGTTGAAGATCCTCAATCTCTGGTGAATGTGTGATGAAAGAAGGATTCACAATGTATAAAGATGAGTACGCTGCTGTACCTTTTGGTAATCAACTGATGATTATACATAATGGACAACAGTTAAAAGTGTGTCGCACTGAAAACTCAGCCCGAAACTTTATCACAAGTCACAAGAAAGGTAAATCAACAGCAAAACTACCGATTGACTAATACTGAGGCTTCCAAAGTGTTCCTGTAGTATGAGCACCAATGCAATGCAGAACAAACATATCGAACATCCTGAAGATAGCATCTTGAGCGGTGATCTTACCGTGCTGGATTGGTTCAGTGCTGATTCTAATGTTAGTGTCAAGATTGATGGTGCTCCTGCTATTGTGTGGGGACGCAATCCTGCCAATGGTAAGTTCTTTGTTGGCACCAAAAGTGTGTTCAACAAAGTAAAAATCAAAATCAATCATTCTCATGAAGAAATTGATACGAATCATCAGGGCAAAGTTGCGTCTATTCTTCACGCTTGCTTTGATTCTCTACCTCGCACAAGTTTTATCTATCAAGGTGATTTTATCGGTTTTGGTAGTAGCGATACTTATCGTCCCAACACGATCACTTATAAGTTTCCTGAAGTAATCGAGCAAAGTGTTATCATTGCACCTCACACTCAGTATGATTGTGATGATGATCTTCGCAATGCGGTTGCATATCCTTGTGAGAAAAAGTTTGTTGATACTTTGGATGTGAAGTGGGTACAACCACAAGCAGAAATTAGCCCTCATCGTAAAGATATTGAGGACGGTTGTAAGTTTGCCAAACAGATGGCAACTCTTGTTGAGTTTGTTACTGTCAAGCAAGCAAAAGAGATTACTAAAGTTCTCAATCGTTACATCCGCGAAGGTATTGAAATTGATGAGGTTGGTGAGTATGACATTGCATGTGAATGTGGTTGTGATGTCAATCTGATTCGTTTGTGGAAGTTGGTACAATCTATCAAGATGGATTTGTTTTGCTTCATTGAGAGCGACACCGATATTCGTTGCGAGATTGATGGAAAGTTTAGCGATCACGAAGGTTATGTAATGAACAACGAGTTTGGCACTTTCAAGATCGTAGATCGTGATCAATTCTCTCGCCTGAACTTCACTCTTCCTAAGAGTTGGTGAATAATACTGAGGCTTCCAAAGTGTCCCTATAGTATGAGCACAACTACCATGCAAGCACAAGCACAACAAACCATTGCAGATTCTGTTCTCAAGAATACCTATCTGCTGATTGAAGCACTGAAAGACAACTATCGTCAGTATTCGATTCGTGGACATCAACGTTCTGTTGAGAACTTCAACTATACTTACGAAACGACTGATTCGGTTCAATCACAGTATCATCAGTGCCAGATTGATGAACTCAAGAATGGTATTCTTCCCATTAATTATGAGATTGAGTCTGGCAAAAAGTATCACAAAATCATCATGATTGATGGTGGTGGTTCTCGTTCAGTTCACTGCTTCGTTGATAAGCAAACTGGTGAAGTGTATAAGTCTGCATCCTGGAAATCTCCTGCCAAAGGTGTACGTTTCGATTTGCGATTAATCAAAGATCGTGAATGGTTGCTTGAAAATGCTGATTGGGCAGGTGGTTATCTGTACGCACGATGAATTACTCTAACCTCTCAAAGATTCGTCCTAAACTGAGGACAACTGGTAACATCACTGGCAATTTCGGACGTGCCAAATCTAAGGCAGGTTCATCACTCAATGACATTGGTGGTGATGGTAACATAGGTCTTACACAGAATGAGTATTTGAATCGTCTTTATTATGCTTTTGATCACACTACCGAACCTGAACTTCGTCGCTTCATTTATATTGAAATCAAAAAGATTCACATTCAACGTGGAACATGGTGATGTTGATAAACACTGAGGCTTCCAAAGTGTCCTAGTAGTATGAACAACAACATCGTTTCCGAAGTCTTCTCTTATACTGTCTCCCGCTGGGATTGGCAGGATGGGAATGTCAATCAAATGTGGATTCAGCAACTGGGTGATGCTGACTGTGGCAACAAATACGTTGCCATTGCATACAATCCTCGCAAAGATGTGAGCATGGTGATGTCTAATCCGCGCACATCTTATCACGAAACTCTACAATGGGTTCGTAAGTTCTGTGGTTCTTTCTCTCTTCTTCCTTGATTATGAACTATAACAATTTAAGGAAGATAACAACTCTCAACGTCAACAAAACCTCAAAGAAAACTACTAAGGTAACCTCATGAAATGGGAAGTTAAACTCTATGTTGGTGGCAAAGTGTTCACTGA